GCTCGCCGCTCAAGGCATTTGCTGGTCAGCAGCACGATGCCCATACGATGACGCACATCCTGTTCGGCTTATCGCCGCTGGTGGCTTCCATGCCGCAAGTGGCCATGTCTCTGCAAAAACACATCTTCGACCACATCCGTTTGAAGGCCGAAGAGACTGTTGAGGCTGATTTGTTCCGTCAATACGGCACTGACCCTGACCGCATGGTGTCTTCCCTGCAACGCGAAGCTGCCGTGGCTCTCAAAGTCGCTGAGTTCTTTCAAGAAGTCAAGGCAATGCAGGAAGAGCTGTCCGGCGCAGGCAAGGAGCAGCCCGATCCAATCGTGGAACTCAAGAAGCAAGAGCTGGCGCAGTCCGCACAGCGGGATCAGGCCAAGGCAGCCACGGATCAGGCTTCTCTGCAATTGGATCAGCAGCGCGAACAGAACGATGTGGCCAACGATCAGGCCAAACTGGCGGCGCAGCAGAGTATTGCTTCCACCCGCGATCAAATCGCCCTTTTAAAACTTAATCAACCGAAAGCTTCAAATGGCAACTTCCAGTAAATCCATGAAAACAACTGAGAAACCAATCAAAGTTGGAAAGAAAAAGACAGTTCCTAGCGTTCAGGTCAACAAACCATACTTTGTTCTTCGCAAAGATGCTATGAAGAAGACAAAGATCGCGTAAATCTGTGCATAATGAGGGTGTAGCCTTCGGACAGGGCCCGTACTGTCCGCTTCATTGGAATATCAATGCTTCAATTCTCAGAAAGTCTGCTCAAAGAACTCCGCAAACTGCGTCGAGACACGGAGGAACTCGTCTTGAGTAACCGTGTCAAGAGCATGGAGCAGTATGGGCAGCTGATGGGCCGTCTTGAGGGCTACAAATTCGTGGAAGATCTGATTTTGGATCTTTTAAAGAAAAACCCTGAAGACTAAGAGGCTCGACGATGGAGAAAACAGCTCTGGAGAAGCGTTGGGAAGAGGAGGCTGCAGCAAAGCAGCCCGAACTCTCCGACGCATACACAAAAGACGGGGAACTCAAGGTTGAAGACCTGAACGAGTCCGTTTTAAATCGCATTCCGAAGCCCACCGGCTGGCGCGTTGTGATTTTGCCGTACCGCGGCGCAAACAAGACCAAAGGTGGCATCGTCCTGTCTGACCAGACCATTCAGCGTGAGCAATTGACCACGACCTGCGGTTATGTGCTGGAAGTCGGCCCTCTGGCTTACGCTGACACAGGCAAATTCCCTAATGGAGCTTGGTGCAAGAAGGGCGACTGGATCATCTTTGGTCGCTACGCGGGCGCACGCATGAGTATCGACGGCGGAGAGATTCGGATTCTTAATGATGACGAAATCTTAGCCACGGTTCAGGATCCCGAAGATATCCTGCATATGTAAGGAAGCAAATGAAAACCACCCCAGACTCTCAACTTGAATTTAACCTTGGAGAAGGTGAAGTAGAAACTGACGTTTCTATTGAAACCGAAGTCCCCGAGGAAACCCCCGAATCGGCCCAAGCAGCTGCTCCAGAGCCGGAATCCCAGCGCTCAGAACTGGACGCTGTCAGTGATGCGGTTCAAAAGCGTATCTCCAAACTCACTGCCCGCATGCGCGAGTCCGAGCGCCGTGAGCAGGCAGCCTTGGAGTATGCCCGCGGCTTGAAAAATCAAACAGATCAGCTCCAGCAGAAGCTTGTCCACACGGACTATGGTCGTTTGAACGAGGCCAAGGCCCGTATGGAAGGCCAGCAGACTCAACTGCGTGCAATTATCCGCAAGGCCCGTGAAGAGGGTGACTTTGATACTGAATCCGAAGCTCAGGAGCGTCTTTCTGCGCTGGGCATGGACCAACGTCAAATTGCTGGCATGCTGCAGACGCAACAAGAGCAGATCAAAAACTATCAGGAACCCGTTGAGCAAGTAGCGCCTCAACAGGCCCCGCAGAAGGCTCCACCGAGCCCCAAAGCAGAGAGCTGGGCTGCTCGCAATCCTTGGTTTGGCCAAGATCGCGTGATGACATATGCCGCTTGGGGAATTCACCAAACTCTTGTAGAACAAGAAGGCGTTGACCCAAGCTCAGATGAATACTATACTGAGCTTGATAGTCGGCTCCGGTCAGAGCTGCCGAAAAGATTTGCGGAGGAAACTCCGCAACAAAACAGACAACAGCGTTTCGCACCCGCTGTTGCTCCTGCATCCCGTAGTTCGGGTGTGAGTAGTGTGCGCCGTACTGTCCGGTTATCGCCGAGTCAGATTGCTATTGCCAAGAAGTTGAATGTTCCTCTCGAGGAATATGCGAAATACGTGAAGGAATGACCATGAGCAACACAACCCTTACCATCGATAAATCTCCCCGCGTTTCACGCGAAAAGGAAGTTCGTCGCAAGCCATGGGCACCGCCATCACGTTTGGATGCTCCTCCCGCCCCTGAAGGCTATAAGCACCGCTGGATCCGTTCTGAGATCAACGGTTTTGAAGATAAGCAGCACGTCTATGGACGACTCCGCGAGGGCTATGAACTGGTCCGCGCAGATGAATTGCCAGAAGAGTACCGCAACATGCTTCCTTCACTTGATGAAGGTCGCCATGCGGGTGTTGTGTCTGTAGGCGGCTTAATGCTTGCCCGCATTCCAATCGAAACTGCCAATGAGCGCGATACACACTTCCGCCGTAAGGCACGGGAACAACTTGAAGCTGTAGACAATGAGATGATGCGCGAAAACGCTCACTCTTCGATGCGTATCCAGAACCCCGAGAGGAGTTCTAAAACCACCTTTGGCAACCGTTAAATCGGTTGCTTAACCTTTTAGGAGCTACAAATGGCAAACGTAAATAAGCCTTTTGGTCTGCGCCCTATCGGCAATCTGTCAGCCACTGGCGCTCAAAAGCAGTATGGCTACACGATTGAAGATAATCAGGCCGGAGCAATTTTTCAAGGCGACTTGGTCACCGTCTATGATGGTTACCTCGTCAAATTCATCCCCGGTACCCATACAGCCGCCACTGGCGTCTTCAATGGCTGCAGCTACATCGATCCTACATCGGGCAAGCCGACTTGGAAGAACTACTATCCCGGTAGTGTCAACATCACGACAGGCAGCATCGTTGCCGAAGTGCTGGACGACCCTGCCCAGTTGTTCTTGATCCAAGCCGATGAGTCCGTGACTCAAGCTCAGATCGGTAAAAACGCTGATATCACCGCTTCCACCACTGGTAGCGTTGTCAACGGCATTTCTGCTGCCACACTGGACTCGTCCACCATCACCAACAATGCTGCGTTTAACCTGAAAATTGTCGCGCTGTACGCATCGCCAGACAATTCTTTTGGTGCCAATGCCGTGGTTGTTGTTAAGATTAACGAACACGCCTACGGTAGCGCCGGCGTTGCAGGTCAAGGAGTCTAATCATGGCAATTTCACGTTCCCAACTGGTTAAAGAACTCGAACCCGGTCTGAACGCTCTGTTCGGCATGGAGTACAACCGCTACGAAAACGAACACCGCGAGATCTTCTCTGAAGAGACCTCGGACCGTGCGTTTGAAGAAGAGGTGATGCTCACTGGTTTCGGCGCAGCCCCAACCAAAAATGAGGGCGCTGGCGTGTCTTATGACACCGCTCAGGAATCGTTCACTGCTCGCTACAGCCACGAAACCGTGGCCATGGCATTTGCACTGACCGAAGAGGCTATCGAGGACAACCTGTATGACCGCTTGTCGGCTCGTTACACGAAAGCCTTGGCCCGTTCGATGGCTCACACCAAGCAAGTTAAAGCTGCCTCTGTGCTGAACAATGCGTTCAACACTACCGGTGCCTATAACGGCGGCGACGGCGTGTCCCTGTGCAACACTGCACACCCAACTGCTATGGGTCCTAACTTCAGCAATACCCCAGCTGTCGCTGCTGACTTGAACGAGACTTCTCTCGAACAAGGCATTATCGACATCGCCGGTTTTCTGGACGAGCGTGGCCTTAAGGTTGCTGTGCAAGCACGCAAACTGGTTATTCCTAAGGAACTGCAGTTCACTGCAGAGCGCCTGATGAAGACCACTCTGCGTACGGCTACTGCTGACAATGACATCAACGCCATCAAATCGATGGGCATGGTGCCAGAAGGCTACGCCGTCAACCATTTCCTGACCGACACGGATGCTTGGTTCCTGATGACCGACGCTCCTAACGGCCTGAAAATGTTCAACCGTTCGCCAATCAAAACCGCCTTTGAAGGCGACTTTGACACCGGCAACGTGCGCTACAAAGCACGTGAGCGTTACAGCTTCGGCTGGAGCGATCCACGCGGCATTTACGGCTCCGTCGGTTCGGCATAACCGCTGCCTTCGGGCAGAAGCAAAAAGGGGCCTTCGGGCCCCTTTTTCTTTTTCCCACGCTGTTGTATAGTCAATAAATTCTGCAAAGGGTATGAAATGGCCAAGAAAAAAGGTCCCTCACTGAGCGTGGGTCGCGGCGAAAAGCTACCGGTGTCCAAGGGGGCCGGTTTGACAGCCAAGGGCCGTGCCAAGTACAACGCTGCCACTGGCAGTAATCTCAAAGCCCCACAGCCTAAAGGCGGGGCCCGCAAGGACTCTTTTTGTGCCCGAATG